TTAGATGGTGCTGCATCAGTGGACGATTTGTTCGCATTATCTTCCAATGTGAAACGCTTCGGACCTGATACTCACGAGATCCGATACCGCAATACCGGCTCTGAGTCCTTCAAGCTTGACACCTATGGCGTCATGCTGAAAGGCACTGCAGCTTCCACACGGACCACGTTGACTCCTGAAGCTGAGCGCTTCGCTCCCACTATGTATGGGTTCGCCTGGAAAGGCGTTCCCTCTAATAAAATTGCATTCGATTTTATTCAGAACATAGAATGGAGACCCGAAACGCGTGCTGGATTCGTGTCTGTGATTCCCAGACAGCTTAACCCACCCGGATACGCCAGAAGTGTCATGTCCTGGCTAGATAAGCATCATCCTGGGTGGACTACCGCCGTCAAGAAAACTGCCTCCACTGGATTGCTCAACTTAGCATCCTCTGTTTTCTCCGGAGCTATAAGCCGGAGTTTGCCGTTGCTTCTCTGACCCAAAACTCAAACTTTCATAGTGCATTGTCGCAGCATTTGCGAAAATTCATATTGACCCCTCCTCCTCGAAAGAGTGTGTAGGAGAAAATGGCTCACACAGTTAAGTCCGCATCGCACGAGATGTAGGATAACTGTTTCCTGAACCGTCCCTAGCCTTCATGTATTAAAGAATACATGAAGGCCGCAATACTAGCATAAACTCTCAGTTCTCTTACACCAAGAGAACTTTTCTTTTTCCACCGAAGAAGAAACTTATCACTCCAGTAACACCTACCCCGCTCTGGTTTTATTGCAAGACAACGGTCGCGAATCTCAGTAACGACTATGCAAACACACTACGATTTCTCGAAGTTGGTAGCCCGAGATGCGCGTCAATACTCTGACGCACTTCGTAGCTCCTTTTATGCTACACGCATTCCCCGTCCTAGCACGATAACTGACCATTCTCACGGTCGCGCCGCTGGACTCCGCACATCCGCTGACACGTTCTTAGAGGCTGTTGCGCTTATTGCCGGATTCATTCCCTATAAGCTCAGCATGTCCAAAAAGGACCAACGCAGGAACATTGCAGGAGACCGCAGCTACTATGAGGACAAAGATCTGTGCATGGACCCCCAGCGGGACCCAATCACCAGTCGCCACGTTCTGATCTCAGTCGATGTGGATTACTTTTTGCCGATGGATGTTAAACTCCTCCAACACGACAATAGTTTTCTGCTGTACACTGTGATACCTGAATCTGTTGCCAGCAATGGCGCGACGAATCACACCTTCCACAACAATGTGTTCACTGAACGCATACCTGGTGGTAGCGTGTATTCCCACAGTCTATGGGATTACTCGCCAGATGTGATTAGTGTGAGAGGGTGGAAGAACTTATGGACGCACACGTGGAAGATGTACAAGGTAGAGAAACGTCAGGTCAGCCCAAACCGGGCTGTAGTACTACTCCAGCTTAGCTGGAGCAAGGAACAAAACCTGATTTCCTACGTTTACTCCCTTCTGCGGTTCGCAGTGCTTAGGTCTACTCAGCTGGTAACTCGCAAGATTTACAGGCTGTTAGGCATCGCCTGCGACGCCAGTGCAAACGTTGGTGAGCTAAAACACACCCTACTGAAACGGCTACAACCATTGGAAGGAGAATTCAACGTGCTTCGACTTGTCGAAACCGATGGAATCTTCTACTCAATTGGCCGCAACAACAGCCATGCGCACGCGCGCATACCGGCTACTCTGTTTGATACTCTGCGAGCGGCGCAGAATATTCAGAAGCAGAACATGTTGAAATCAACAGTAGAGTCGTATTTGCCTCCCGGTGAGTCGAGAAAATTTGACAGTGCTATACTGACGGACTACTTGACAAACGGTACCCCCAACATGCACACAGTGGCCGCTGCGGCCATTACAAGGACTGACAATGGTATTGCAACATACCAATGTGAGTCTGAGTACGGGTATGACAAAGATGCTCCACCAAGCATCGTCCCCATCATGCCCACCATTCTCGGTGACTGTCCCAGTCCCGCCAACTGCATCGCCAACGATGACAGATGCGTTCGCGGAAGAATCACCGACATAGGGCATAAGAAGCCCCTTGTACTCACAACGTTTGAGCAGAAAGCCATAAACGAGTTCGTAACATACGCGAGCTCTGGCCTGAACCTTGAACCAAGTGACTACGAGACAGTCTGGGAAAGGCAGGGTAGACCAACTCAGAGGACTATCCTGGGAGCAGCTGACAATGCTTGTGAGATGAACGCCAAACCAATAAGGTGCTTCATGAAGAAAGAGTCATATGGAAAGATCACTGACCCTCGCAACATCGCTCAACTTCCCCCGAAACTCAAAGCCGCGTATTCTAGGTTTACATACGCGCTCGCTGACGCAGTGAAGAAGCATCCACATTGGAACTGGTACGGATTTGGCAAGACGCCAATTGAAGTTGCCAACAAGGTGGCATCTATTTGCAGCAAGGCGAAGAAGTACGTCCATATGACGGACTTCTCACGGATGGATGGGCGAAAATCCAATGTGGGCAGGACAGCATGGGCTGCTTTCCTGCTGCAGTCTTTTTCCCCACAATACCATGAGGAAATTGCAGATCTCTTTTCGAGGCAGATTGACGTCCGGGCAGTAACAGCCCACGGAATCTTCTTTGAGACGGGATTCTCTCAGCTCTCAGGTTCACCGGACACGAGCCTATCAAACTCCTTTGAAACAGCGTTGACCGTCTACGTCGCAATGCGCAAAGCGCACATTGAAGCCGATGAGGCTATTGCGATGATGCAGACACACGTTGTAGCAGGAGGTGATGACGGACTTGTTGCGGATATAGCACCCACTAACTTGGTGAAATCCGCTCGAGCCGTAGGCCACGTGTTGACACTTGAAACAGCCAATCTTGGGCTGCCGGGTGTCAACTTCTTGTCACGTTACTATTCCCCCGAGGTGTGGGTTGGACACAACACCAGCATATGCGACGTTCGTCGCCAGCTGATGAAGATCCATACCACGCCACGGGGTGGGCTAGACTTCACAAAAGCCAAGAATAGGAGAGCTAAGCTGATTGAGAAATGCAGAGCCCTAGCTTTGACAGACGCTAACACGCCTGTCTTGGGCGACCTCGCAAGGGTTGTGATGCTAGCCAGCGACACGACACCCCATAGTTCACCCCAGGCATGGTGGAGCCAGTATGAGCGGAAGGACCAATTTCCGCAGGATCCACCAGGAACGTCTTGGATGATTGACCATGTCAAGACAAGGATTCCTGGGTACAACTATGAGGCGCACATAAAGGCCATTGAGGAAGCAAAGATCAATGACCTAGTGGATCTGAATAGACCAGGAGCAGAGTTTATGGACAAACCTCTCCTTTTCAGTGCGCCCGGTGTTGTCGTGATGACAGGTATGTCAGCCACGCTAGCCAGGGAAGAGGCGACACCAATTGGTAAACAAGCACCTGCCAAGGAAACCAAGTTAACGGAAAACAAACCGGCAACCAGTGCTAAACGCGCCAAACCATCTGAGGGAAAATATGCCCTCCGGTCACACATAAAAAACAAAACAAAAACTAAAGGTGTGGGGAAAAAACCTCCACTTGAAAAGAAAACCAGTGACCGAAAACAAACCAAGGGAACCAGCACCCCGTCACCACTTCAGACGAAAAAGTGGGAAGGCAAAACTGGACCAAGACAGCGGGTAGCTACCGCTGCACCCTCCGTAAGGGGGAAGGGACGTTCTCGACGCTACCGTGGTCGGGGGGGAAAACGTCCGAGTGACTAATTAGTCACGGGAGAACGGGTTGTTGGGGGGCTGTGGTGGTCCCCGTTGAAAACTAACAACCCGTAAAACAAACATACGGAAACATGAACCGCAAGAACAATGCATCGAGACCTCTTTTCAACAAGAAGAAAGTTAAGAGCAAAGTTAGAAAGGCTCCAACTCGGCGTAACCGCCGCCCTAACCAGGGTGGCGGACAGTTTGGCAAGTATGCTCTTATGCTTGCTGACCCCTGTAACGCCGTTCTTGAGCCTGGGTTTAACGGCACCGATGAAGGAATTATGTCGCGTCTTAAGACGTCATACACCAACACCGGCACCGTCACCAACGGATACCTACTATGGTGTCCAATCTACGTTGGTGGAAACAACGCAATAGCAGCTTTCTTTTATGCCGACGCTGACGCCTCTGCTCCAGTAATCAACACTATCGCATCCCCCTTGGGCAGCGGTAGCGACTCTGGAATCAACTTAGACGTCGGCGCCACGGCATTTGTCACGTCAGACACTGTCTCTGACTTCCGGCTGATCTCCGCTTGCATCAAGGCAACCTACATTGGAGCCCTCCAGGACTCCGCTGGCCTGATTGCTTGCGTCGAGAACTTGCCGATCGACACGTTCCTCTTGGGACAGGCAACATTAGATGGTGCTGCATCAGTGGACGATTTGTTCGCATTATCTTCCAATGTGAAACGCTTCGGACCTGATACTCACGAGATCCGATACCGCAATACCGGCTCTGAGTCCTTCAAGCTTGACACC